AGCATCGACCACCCAGGGAGTCTTTTCTTAACAGTAGTTGGGACGATGGTCGTGACGAAGTACTCGCGCTTTTGAAGGCGCTTGTTCCATCGCCACGGTACATCGTGATCGACAGGTTTCCTTTTGAGACTAGGTGCACCAACATGGTGACTTTCGTCGGCTATCGGCCAGTACTTACTGGTCAACGCCCCTACAATGTACTCGTAGGTCCGAGGATACCCCCTATGCAAGAATGAGTTGGCGTAAGCCACCCAAGATGCAAAGGAGTCAGGGGTTGGGGACTCTGTCCAAACCGTGCGTAAACGCAACGGTGTAACATCAACGCCTTGGTAGGCGTCAACGCCACAGGATTCCCTGAAGGGTCCTTTGGTACAACTCTTATCGCGATTGACCGCAAGGCCAAACGCTTCGAGAGTTGAGATCGCGTCTTCTGCAACTCGCAGGGGAACGATCACATCATCTCCGTATACATAAATGCTCTCACGAGCATCGACGTCACTTAGTGACGCGTGAAGGAGACTCCATATAGTCAGAGCCATGATGGGAAAGCATAAAGCCGACCCCATTGGCGCAAACTTACGGAGGTTTAATACCCTCCCACACGGTAACTTCGTTGCCAAACTCCTACTCGCCTCCATAGCCTCAACTAATTGGCTAGGAAACAGTAGGCGTACTAACTCAAGAGATACACGATCACTAGCCTCTTTGAGGTCCAGCGTCGCGTAACCTTCACCAGAAGTCCTACTGAGCATTGAGCCCAGTAGTGCACCTCTCTGGTTCGGCCCTTGGTCGGTAAAGAACACATTATCCCTGGTTAAGGGGTGGTTCTCAACCAAGCGGTAGATGGCCTTACGTTGTCCCTGTTGAATCCACTGCAGAGCAGTTGGTTCGCTCGAGATCAACCGAGGCCCGCGTGAATCCTTCGGCACGAGACAAACCCGTGCTGGGTGTTCACTCTTATCGTCAATGGAAGACCAGAGACGATTCTCATCACATACATGATTCAACGACGCACAAAAGTAAGCGTCAAGTGGATACATGTCGGTAAGACGCGATGGTACCCATTTCCAATCGTACTTCTCCCACTGAGCCGCCTTTTGGGCGACAGCACCGGGACCGTGCGATGGATGGATATCCGTCGGATCGAAGTGCCTAAAGAGATTCCGAAGAACTCTTTGGGCAGCGCGTGTGACTTTCACCATTCGGGGGGCAGTAAGCCGCCTGACGGGAGAGTCGACACTATACGTCAACCATTCGCGCACTACGCGCAAGACAGTGTCGGTATTTTCTAATTCTGTCTCAGTCGTTTCAAACTGGGTCAGAACTGCTTGTACTTGGTCTGGTGTGTAGGGCAGCTCGTACTTATAAAACATGTACGCTATCTGCCTGATAACACGGACGCTTTGTGCACACCCCGATATTAATGGGGTGCCCGAGGCTGACAATACGCGTTCGAAGAACTCCCCTAAGAACTGGGGTAGAACACTGTCAGGGCGAGGTTGGAACCCCGCACTAACAGAATCGAACGGTTGATCGCTAGACAAAGCCTTATCAAGGGCCTTCCCTAGCTTCGGCAGGGTCTTCGTGAGAAAACCTTGCCCTTCCTGACGCAGCCTGGACGACACTTTACTAATTGTGTTGTCCAGACTTGCTGTATTGAACCAGCTCCGGTGAGTCTCTGAGACGTCACGGAGCACGTTGGTGATGAGTTCTAACTCATCAAGGCTTTTAATAGAACCCATAATGGTATTCTTCCTTGAGCCACGCCACCGTATTCCGCTATTCCTGAAGTAAGTACACCAATGAAACACGAACTAATCAGTTCCATCAGTATAAGTGGAGTCAAACCGCCCGCACACCGCTTGTTCCCCAGGCACTACGCCCGGGTACTCGTCGATGTAACGAGCTTCCTGACCCCTAGTGCACTCTATGCCCTCGACGATTCCCGCGAATTGATCTTTGGACAAGGTAAGGTGGTAGTCGCCCTTGACGGGAAACTACTTGACCCAACTCTGTTCTTCGGTCATACTCGGGGTACGTTAGGCAATCAAGTGCTGCTAGCAGACGTCACGATCTACAACCCCTTTTGGGTTGAGGAATAGATCTGTCACTCTTTTTCAAGAGTGACACCACCAAAGGGCTTACATAGCCCCTATAACATCAGAGCAGGGCGAGCCCCACTCTGACATCATAATTCGCCGGCCCGCGAGGGCCGGCGAACTGATGTACCAGGACACCCATGCTCTAAGAACAGCGACTAGTTGCTGTTCCTGGAAGCATATAGGGCATCCCTACGCACTGCGGCGCGAGCCGCTGTGAGACGCTGCTTTAGTCGGGCTGCCTTCCTTTTCCTAGACGCCATGCGCAGCTTGCGTATGGCATCGAGGAGGTTGGCTACACCCGTCAATGCCGCTAGTATAGGGAACATACGATGCGTAATTATAGCATCAACGTTCCGTTAACCAGCGCGTCGGCGCCGTTTCCAGTGCAATCAAACAGAACCGTAGTACCTGCGCCAGTTGTGGCTACCAGGGACATGAGTTCTGCAAGCGCATTCTTCACCTCGGTGACCGACACGATCGCTCCCACGGGGATGCGACCAGTAAGCGACCAGGTGATAGGAACAGGAGTAGTGTTGTCAACCGTCGACGTAGTCCATTTGTCGACTCTAAGGTTTGACGAACGCATTTTCTTTAGCCCGACGCCCACTTCTTGGTGTTGAACCTTGATGCGGTGCGGCAGGCTTGGATTCTCATCCTTTTGGATGAACTCTCTTGTGCGACCTTCGGGGCCTTGACCGAGGAATTCCACCTCGGTCCCGGCTGCATTCTTTACTTCGTTGGTATTTAGGTTACTTGGCATGGTTATACTATGTTTAAGTGACCCGATGTCACCGATGGCGACTGTGTTTCCGGGTTCGTCTGCTAATTAGCAATGCGGACCCAAGACTAATCTCGACAGGAGACAGTCCACTTGTTGTAACAAACAAGCTTTTCACTGGCATTTGCGTCTCGCGGCGGTAAGCCGTCTCCACGCATAATGGCAGCGCGTACTTCTGGTACACTGGCGTGATACTCCCAAAGGACGGATAACTAACCGTCCCGGATATCCTGCGCTCACGTGTTATGGACCAAAGGTACTGATGTATGAACACTACCGGATCCGTGAACCCTATCTTCAATCCGTCCAGGAATCGGCTTACGCCGACTACCCAGTCGAAAAGAAAGGTGTAGGGTATTGCGTTCCAAATAATCGCAGGGTTCAGGTTGAGCCCAAAACGATCTAGGTAGGCAAATAGCCGCGCATGCGCGGCCACGAGGCTAGGTAAGTAGTAAGAATACTCAGCCTCTACATGGAACTTAGAAGCGCTATGACTAATGTATCTGGTCCACCCTGACAGGTACCCGTAATTGACCCCCGCATTGGGCGGCGGTCTGACGCGTACCGTGGGTGGTTCTACTACATCGTAGTCGTCATACTCGCGATAGGTCTTACTAAAATGACCTATCCGACGCTTCTCGGCATTATCGAGAAACCTTCTCAGGATCTTCTCGGTTTTGGATATCGCAGCCCACGTGGACTGGATATCTTGAATCAGCGGCGCTACAGCGAACTTCCACTGTAGGTATATATTCGCCGCAGAACCCGCGATACGATGCTTGAATGGCTTATTTCCTCTCGCTTTCGAGAAGACGTTGGCCAATTCCTTGAGTGTACCCCTAAATACACTGGGTAACCCAAGCGAAGCAACTTGCTTCAGTATCTTATCCGCACGAAGAACGAGATGTTTGAAGTCTTTCAACTCATAAACAGCGTTTAGCACGCTTAACTCGCTCTTAATCCGAGGCATGATGACCCGAAGGGCATCTTCCGTAAGAGAACCCAGCAACACAGGAACCGGTATAAAACCCGGATCCTCAGCTACTGAATCGTGCATACTAGGCAAACCATGGGGAGCATAGTAAGTGCCAGGTAGCAGGGAACCAACCGTGACACCGTATGTTGTATTCTCGTATAGGCCGCGAAGGCCACCCGAGTAGTCCAACGTGTCGGTGTTGTACGCAGTTGTATCATGACAGGCATACTGGGTCCGTTGTTGAGGGTCTTGCACCATTTTGTAGTGCTCGAACCTTTTCCAACGAGACCTTGGGCCCGCCTCGTCAACCGAAGCAATCTCGTCAAGCACCAAGTTTGGTGGCTCCACGACATCGCTCTGAACTCGCAGACCGTTACCGGGCGCTGGTTCGGTCCTAGAGCTTACCGCTCTATAGACCTTATCCGAACGCCCGCCACCGGCCCACTTATCACGACGGTTAGTTAAGTGTTTCATACATGGAAGTGGTGCACAGCACCACATTAGAGCGCGCGCCAACAGGGCGCG